GGCTCTACTGTTGACTTGGCTTCTACTACCCTTCGTTTGGTCGTAGTTCGCATGGTCTAATCTAAAGGGGGCTAATAACCCCCTTTTCTTCGGAGATTCTTATGGCAACCTTTCGATGCTTACAAAGTGGGCAAACAGTAACTTTTACCTATCAACATGATATTGATAGCATGAAAGGTCATGCAGGGTATGTAAGAATTGATGAAGAGGAAAAAGAATCCTTTGAAAAGCCTTTAATATTGTCTCAACCACAGCCTGTCAAAAAGATGGGTCGTCCAAAGAAAGTAGCAAATGTCTGAGATTGATCCAAGAGAGTTTGGCAAACTAGAAGCCCAAGTCGAGGCTCTTCAGGCAGAAGTTCATGCTATGCGAGAAGATATTAAAGCCCTTTTAGAGATGGCAAACAAGTCTAAAGGCGGTATGTTTGTTGGCATGGCAATAGCATCTGTAGTGGGTGGTGTTGTTTCTTTTGTTGTTGGCAAGATGATTCGTTAAGGAGAAATCATGTACGGAAAAGCAAAAATGACTAGCCCAAAGATGCCTAAGAAGGACAAAAAGGGTATGCCCATTGCAATAATGATTGCTGTTGGTAAGCCAATGCCTAAGCGTGGTGAGCGTACTGCCAAGAACATGATGAAGAAATCAGGTCGTGGCAAATGAAAAAGACTAAAGCAGAAGCAAAAATCTCTAAGGTTATGCGAGAGTACAAATCAGGTACTCTGCACTCTGGCAAAAAAGGCCCAGTGGTTAAGTCTAAAGACCAAGCCATTGCAATAGCCTTATCAGAAGCTAAGAAAGCTAAAAAGAAATGACTTCATCAGTTTGGCAAACAAAAGCAGGGAAAAACCCGAAAGGGGGCTTGAATGCCAAAGGAAGAGCATCGTATAATGCAGAAACAGGTGGTAATTTAAAAGCACCAGTCAAGTCGGGAGATAACCCTCGTAGGGCATCCTTTTTAGCACGCATGGGCAATATGCCTGGGCCTGAGATGAAAGATGGAAAGCCTACCCGACTTTTACTTTCTCTTAGAGCTTGGGGAGCATCGTCCAAGGAAGACGCTAAAGCTAAGGCTAAAGCGATCTCTAAGAGGAATAAGAAATGAGGCCAGTATCAGTCGGAGTTAGCCCTACAGCGGCAACATTGACCACTGTTTACACAGTGCCGACTGGCTATTACGCTCTCTTTAACCTGATGTATTTACACAATACAACAGGCTCTACCAAGACAATTACTTGCCAATGGTACGACTCAAGTGCCACAACTTCTTACGATATTCTTACCGCCTATAGTATGGGTTCTAAGGATTATTTGAAGTTTGATGGTGGTGCTTACATAGTGTTGGAAGAGGGCGACCAATTCCGAGTGACTACTGAGAGTGGTAGTACATTTACTGTATTGGCGACATTTGAGCTTCGAGGAGCACAACGAACATGACCTACCTTGAACTTGTAAATGATGTTTTAGCTCGTTTGCGTGAGAGTTCAGTCTCTACAGTATCTGAGACTGCTTATTCCACATTGATTGGCAGATTTGTCAATGATGCCAAGCGTCAAATTGAAGATGCTTATACATGGAATTGCTTGTCTACCTCAGTAACTGTAACAACAGTTGGTGGTACACATTCTTATGCTTTGACTGGTGTTGGTCAAAAGTTCCGTGTGATGGATGCCCTGAATACGACAAGTAACGTTGTCATGGGTGATGTTCCTTTTACGAGCATGAATCGCAAGTTGAACTTTGTAACTCCTGTCCAAGGAATTCCATCTGAATACTGCTTCAATGGCGTAGATGGTAGTGGCGATACGAAGATTGACTTGTATCCAATTCCTGATGGTGTTTACACAGTATTGTTTGATGTGATTGTTCCTCAAGCACCTTTGACTTCTGATGGCACTTATATTAAGGTTTTGGACTATTTGGTGACTCAGAGTGCCTATGCTCGTGCTTTGATTGAGCGTGGCGAGGATGGTGGTACAAGCTCTAATGAGGCTTATGCCTTGTTCCGTGGGATGCTTTCTGATGCTATTGCTACTGAGAGTACTCGCTATCCTGAAGAACAAATCTTTGAGGCTGTCTGATGGCTTCTCCATTACAAAGTTACAGTCTTTCAGCACCAGGCTTTTATGGCCTGAATACTGAAGATTCGCCCTTAGATTTAGGATCTGGCTTTGCTTTAGTTGCCACAAACTGCATTCTTGATCAATATGGTCGTATTGGCGCTAGAAAAGGTTGGACAAAGGTTAATGCTACGTCTGGAAACCTTGGTGCTAACGATGTTGGCGTTATCCATGAGTTAGTGCAGTTAGATGGAACTCTTACTGTTCTGTTTGCTGGCAACAACAAGATTTTCAAGTTAAATGGCTCAAATGCTGTTACTGAATTGACCTATGGTGGGGGTGGTACTGCTCCTACTATTTCAGCATCTAATTGGCAATGTGCAACTCTTAATGGTGTTGCTTACTTCTTCCAAAGCGGTCACGATGCTCTTGTTTACGATCCTGCTGTAAGTACAACTACTTATCGTAGAGTGTCTGAGAAATCAGGCTATGTAGCTACTGTTGAGCAAGCAAATATTTGCATTTCAGCCTTTGGTCGCTTGTGGGTAGCTAGCACTTCATCTAATAAGACAACTGTTTACTTCTCTGATCTGATTGCAGGTCATGTCTGGTCTGGTGGCACTTCAGGCTCATTAGATGTATCTCGTGTATGGCCTAATGGTGCAGATGAAGTGATGGGCTTGGCTGCTCATAATGACTTCTTGTTTATCTTTGGTAAACGACAGATTCTCGTTTATTCAGGCGCTTCTACGCCATCAGGAATGATTCTGAGCGACACAGTAGGTTCTATTGGTTGTGTGGCTAGAGACACCATACAAAGCATTGGTTCGGACGTTGTTTTCTTGTCTGATTCAGGTGTTCGTTCATTGATGAGGACAATTCAAGAGAAGTCTGCTCCTTTGCGAGACTTGTCTAAAAATGTGCGCTTTGACTTATCGTCCTCGTTAGCTGGTGAGACATTGGCTAATTTGAAGTCTGTTTACTCAGAAAAAGATGCGTTTTATCTGCTTGTTTTGCCAGCAACATTGCAAGTCTATTGTTTTGATACAAAACAGTCTTTGCAAGATGGCGCTTCTCGTGTAACCAAGTGGGATTCAATTACGCCTACTTGTTTAAAAGCATTGAGAAATGGTGACTTGTACATTGGAAAGAATGGCTATATTGGCAAATATGGCGGTTATCTTGACAATGACTCGACCTATCGCTTTGCTTACTACACAAACAATGCTGACTTAGGCAATCCAAACCAGATTTCGATTGTGAAGTCTATTACGGCTGTTGTAATTGGTGGGTCAAATCAATATCTCACGATCAAGTGGGCTTTTGATTATTCTGCCTCTTATCAATCAGAGAACATATTTATTGCTCCTCAAGGCTATTACGAGTATGGCATTGGTGAGTATGCAATAGCAGACTTTACAACTGGCGTCCCAATTAAAGCATTGACAAGTAATGCTTCAAGTGCAGGTAAGATTATTCAAACAGGATATGAAGCCACTATCAATGGTACTCAGTTATCCATCCAAAAAATTGAAATTCAGGCCAAAGAAGGCAAGATTGGTTAAGGAGAAATATCGTGAGTAATTACACAAAAAGTACTAACTTTGCATCTAAGGACAACTTAGTTTCTGGCAATCCATTGAAGATTGTTAAAGGTACTGAGATTGATACTGAGTTCAATAATATCGCCACCGCCATTGCTACCAAGACAGACAATGCTTCTGCCACGATTACTGGTGGAACTATCAATGGTGCAGTGATAGGGGGTACTACTCCTGCGGCGGCTACTGTAACCAACCTTACTGTTAACACTGCGGCTACGATTGCCTCTGCCGCTATTAGCGCAGGAACTATCAATAATAGTGTGATTGGTGGCACTACACCATTGGCTATTACTGGTACGAATGTTACTGCTACAACAGGTTTTACAGGCAATCTTACAGGCAATGTAACTGGTGACGTTACTGGAGATGTAACTGGTGATTTGACAGGTAATGTAACTGGAAACGTGACTGGCAACGTCACAGGAAACGTAACAGCCGCTTCTGGTACTTCTACATTCAACAATGTGACCATCTCTGGTTCATTGGACATGGATAGTGGTACATCAGCCACCATTACTGGTTTGGCAAGCCCTACAAACGATTCTGATGCGGCTACAAAGGGTTATGTAGATGCTCTAGCCCAAGGTATTGATGCCAAGGCTTCTGTAATTGTGGCTACTACTGCAAATATCACACTTTCTGGAACACAGACTATTGATGGTGTGGCGGTTTCTGTTGGCGACCGAGTTCTTGTTAAAGACCAGTCTACTTCTGCCAATAATGGAATCTACTTGGTTGCTTCTAGTTCATGGACTCGTACTACTGATGCTAATTCATGGACTGAATTGGTTGCGGCATTCACTTTTGTTGAGCAAGGTACGACAAATGCTGATTCTGGCTGGATTTGCACAGTAGATGCAGGTGGGACATTGGGAAGCACATCTGTTACCTTTGCCCAATTCTCTGGTGCAGGTCAGATTACAGCAGGTGATGGTCTTACTAAGTCTGGCAACACTCTTAATGTAGGTACAGCATCTTCAAGTCGTATTGTTGTCAACTCGGACAACATTGACTTAGCTACTTCTGGAGTAACAGCAGGAACTTATAAGTCTGTTACTGCCGATGCTTATGGTCGCATTACAGCAGGTACAAATCCTACAAGCATCTCTGGTTTTGGCATTACAGATGCTTATACC